TTCTCTTCTGTGCTGATGTAGAACCAATTCTTTCAAAGAAGTGATTTTTACCTGTTACTGACTCGTAACGCACAGTGTCGCGTAACCTTGAACCTTTTTGCTGTGCTAGGTGCAAGACATTACTTTTATACTGCTCGACAAATGCAGTTGTAATTTGCGTGGACATAATGCCCTCCTATATTATTAAACATAAAACGGTCATTATCCTTACGGGTGTCCTGCCAATTACGTTGGCTAATCGTGTCTTTCCGTTATCCTAGCGGGCGGTGTTGACAAATTTAGCTATATGGTACCATAAAAATTATTTACGAATGTGCTTTTGCAAATAATTGTTCCATTTCTGCAACAGCTTCTATATGGCGTGGATTCTTAGCATCCCAATATGGGTGGGATTTACCTGCATTATTGATCTCGTCAATACGCATTTGCGCCTCATGCTTACCCATAACTAAATTGTTATTTGTAGTGCCTGTTGCTGAATCCTCAGAGATATTTTTTCCAGCATTTGCTAACAATCTAATTAGATCTGGATCATTACCATACATAGGGTTTGCCAATTTATCAGCCAATGCTTCATTACCATAAACATCTAATGCTCTTTTAGCTGCTATCATATTCTTACTAAAATTAACACCAAACTCTTTTTTAAGGTCTGTTTCAGTTGCCTCTCTTAAAGCATCACCTTGAGTTTCAGATTGCGATTGTTGAGAATCAAACATATTTTTTTGCCAATCAACTAAGCCTTGCATCTGCTCAGAAGATAACCCTAATTTATGTCCTTGCTCCTTAAAAGAACTCATCATTTCTGTATGATAATGTTCTTCGTAACCAATTGGAATTTCTATTTGATAATCTTCAGAAGACTCTGGTCTACCAAGTTTAGTATAAAGTTCTTGCTTTTCTTCATCAGTTTTAGGCATAGGAATTCTACTTCCTAGCATTTTCTGTTGGTGGATTAAAGTTTTAGCAGCTGATTCTACGTCTTTAATGTTAGCTAAAGTTGGATCTACTTTCAACTCATCAGAAAGACCGTCTTTCCAATCAGTGGTTTGGTTATCACTTGAATCAGATAATATTTCTGTTTCTGTTGTGGCCGTTTCACTCATGTTATACCTCTTTTATATTAGATAGTTTTAGAATACGAAGAAAGACAGATCTCTCACCTTCTCTTCGTGCTGTCTCATACGGGTCTCCTTGTACATAAGATTCCCGCATTTGATATGCTGACTTTAAATCTTTTAAGACCTTCATTCCTTCTACGGAGTTGAAGCAATCAGCATATGATTTCTTTAGTGTCGCTATACTTGTAGGCATTATTCAACCGCTTGTAGCATTTGCTCCATGCCTTCCATGTTTTCTGGTGTCATTTGCTGTGCTACTGGCGCTGCAGTAGAGGCAACATTAGCGACTTCTTGTGCTTGTTGTAATTGCATCATTTCTTGTTGCTGCTTGGCTGCTTTATCACGCTCTTTCTGGATTTGTTTTTTATCTCTCATAATGTTCTTAGGAACACCTAAAAGTTCTGCTCTTGATCTAATAGCAGCATCGTGATCAATATTATCCATAATCTCTGGAGCAACCTGTACTAACTGAGCAGCCATTTCATATAAGCGCTCTACAGCCACAGCCTCTTCCATTCTTTGAGATCTAGCCAATGGGCCGACATATTCAATATCTAAATCAAGTCCATCTAAAACTTCTGGTGCCGGTAAGAACTTATTATGCCTTTGCATGATTGAAAAACACCTCTCAATTAGAGGGTTTAAGAATTCTGTTTGGAACCTTCCTAATGTTGGGCCAAGAAGTCTTTGCATCAACTCATACCTTACTTGCACTTCGGTTGCCGTCATCTGAGGCCCTTGTTGCAACTCTAACTGATCTGAGAAGAATGCTTGCTTAATAGCAGACCTTAATTCTGTTTCTTTCATATCAGAAACATCGAATCTAGCGCCTATATCCAAAGGTTTTACAGCACCACCTCTGCGAACTACTGTTATTCCTGAAGGAGTGGTTCTAACTTTACCTATTACTCCATCATCCTCTACAGTTAATGGTGGGTCAATAACTTTTGCCCAAGCCTTTAAACCTAATTCTACAGCCTTGTTAAGGGTTTTTATGTCAGGTAGTGCATTATAGGCGGGCGACCTTCCATACTCCTCACCGGATGCTTTTGCCCATCTAGTGACCAAATAAGGCATTTCGTTGTATCCGCCAGAGTGAACAATATGTTTATCTTCAATACATATATATATAGAAATCCAAGGTAATTTTGTATCCACTTCACCGTTGTATTCTTCTGTTGGCATAACACAATGGACAAAATTAAACTTATGATCTGGATTTTCATCATACATCTTGTCTATTTTTTCACCGACATTATCTCCCCATCGTTGTTTTGCTTGTCGTGCCGTATATGGGAACTTACGATAAATTGTGTCGATACTACCCTTATGATTCTCAGATATATAATATTCAGATATATGTAAAGTCCTGAAGTTCATATTGCCTTCATTTTCCTCTACTTCTACGCAAGCAGTTCCGATTGAACATATATCCAAATAGAATTCGTGAACCTCGGTATTAAAATTAGAAGATCCAAATGCTTTATACATTCTATTGCGACAATCTTCTAGCCAGACAGCAACATTTCGATTTTGATTAAGATCCTCATTGCGAACCCTTAAATGAAACCAAGGTAATGAAGCCGATGTTAATGTACCTTGTAAGGATGCTGCTAAGAGTGTATTGGCATGAATAGCAGAAGAATCGAATAATTTCTCTGTTCTCTTTGCGCCCTTATTATAATTAACTTCAACTTCAGCTTTTCTTGGCATGACATAATCTAAGATTTCTTGCCAATGCTCTCCCCAAGTATTTTTCGTTGACTGTAGCCTATCAAGCCTTTTTAGAATTTGTTCTACTGCCATAGTAATTCCTTATGTTTTTTTACCACCACCTAGAAGTGTTCTTTTTTTAATATCAGCATCTGTAAGATCACCTTCAGCAGAAGTTAGGATTAATGATCTATAACCTTTCTTCTTGTTGTTTATCTTGTCTGTTTGAGTAAGAAGTTCTTCTTTTTCTTCTTTTATATCTTGCTCAAGAATATCACCCTCTTTTTCTCTAGCTTCAGCTTCAGCTGTATAGTCTACTGGTGGTGGTGGTGTTTGAGGTGTGTTTTTTGATCCCATGTTAATCTCCTAGCCAAGAACATTCTCGTCTTAGCATACCATAAATAAAAGCATCTTTCCCATTAGATGAGCATTCCCTGACTCTACCCTCTTTTGTGAATCCCAATCTGCGTAAAAACCTAACAGCATCACGGTTATCAACCTCTGTATAAGCAGATATTCAGTGACACTTTAGTTGACCGAATGGATAATAGAATAATTGCCTTAAAACCCTCTTAGAGCAAACCCCTGCCCTATCTATTGCACCAGAAAAAACAATATCTTGTTCTCGATACTCTGAAAACACAACACCGCCCACTAATTCATCACCTTCATACATACCAAAAGCGACATTTGGGCCAAACCCTTTTAAATTAACTTTTCTTGCTACCCAGTTACTAACTACCGTTCCGGCATTAGGTACAACTTCAATCATGTTTTCCTGCTCAGTAGAGAACTACTCTCTATTTCTTCCCACCTTTTTCTGTCCTGTAAAAGACCGAGTTTGGGATCTGCTTTACCTTCATTGTTTTTAGCAACCATAACATCTTTGTTTTCATCGATTTTCTTAACTGTTTCTTTATTCAGTTCATCACGATCAACTGCTTCTGTTACTGGTTTTGCCATTGGCACCACTGGTGCTGGTGGATCCTTCTTACCCATATCCAGATCCTAATAAAGTTCTTTTTTTGATGTTTACTTCTTCATCCAAGCCAGTGTAATTCTTGTCTTGTTTTTTCTTAGTAAGAAGCGTAGGTGTTTTTTCTACCTCTTCTGTTTCAACATCAGCCAAAATAGGTTCTTTCTCGGTTGTCTTTTCAGCTACTTTTGTTTCCTCTACTACAGCTGCTTTTTCCTCTGCAGCTTCTTCAACAACAGGTTTTGCTGCTGGTGGAGGTGCTGGTTTGTTTTTTGATCCCATAAAACTCCTTTTTATACAAACATATTAAAGTCACTTTCAGCCTTATATTGGCGTGGTTGAACATCATGTGTTCTTGCGTGTCGCAATGATAACACAGAATACCTAATAGCCGATATTAAGTCATCTTTAAATGGAATTATTTTTCCATCCTTCCTATGATACATTCTAAACTCATCAAAAACTTCCTTTTGATTATCAAATATCTTAAATCGACCTGTTTTCATTCTTTCGAGCATTTCCATTACACCAGCTTCCACTGAAACACCACCAGTTCCTTCAGCCAAACCTTCAGCGGGCGGATTAGTAAA